CTCAATAATATGAAGGCAACGTATCGCTTCCGCGCTATCTCGACCACGATGTTAGTCGATACGGCTCACGCATGGTGCATCCTGCCCAAGATCAAACTGGTCGCCGGATACCGGATGGATCTCCAGATTTTCACTGCATTCGATATGTTGAGCTACACGGAATCGGCAGCTGGCTGGATGAGGTATGGCGGGGCCATCGGCGATACGGATCAGGTGGTTCGGCTCGGGATGGCATAAGTCATCGCTATCATAGGCTAGGGGAGGCTTGATCCCACGACAAAGCAGATAGGGGAGAGGCTTTAGGTCTAATCGTTGTGTTAGACGGCCCCTCCCCCGTCTTTTCAATTCATGCATAGGGCGAGCGTAGAACGTTTTCCATACCTCACCCGTCACTATGTGCATACCTAGCAAAGAAAATACAGCCTTGAGCTTCTCCTGAAAGTTCTCAGGCAGGAAAAACGGGGATAACGGAGGTCACGGATGTCTGAAAGCAAGGAATTAAGTTGGCGATCATCTCAAGATTGGAAAACGTGGTTTTGGAAGCGCCAACATGAAAAGTGCCTCCGCTGTATCAAATCCTGTAAACAATCTAGCAGAGTAAAGATAATTTCATGTCCACAATATGCGGTTAACCAAGAAGAATAACCAGTGGCGATGATTACAACTAGGGATGCCCAGATTACCCGGATCATGGCCATGCGGCAACAGCAGGACCACGATCTAGCGCATGTCCGAACTTTCCGTTCAAGGGGAGAGTCTCAAGCTTTCATAGAAAGATTTCTCGATGGCTCTTGGGCTGACCGGAGGTGCTTCATCGTCGGCGGCGGGCCAAGCCTCAAGGGTTTTGATTTCGAACGGCTCCGAGGCGAGCGGGTCATCGCCGTCAATAAGGCGTTCTATGATGTGCCCTTCGCGGATATTATGTTTTCGATGGATCGGCCGTTTCTTGACCTCATTATGCAGGGAAAACTAAATAAGGATGGCAAGGATTATCGTGTAGCGTTTGAGACGTTCGAGGGTGCGAAGTTATGGCTTGATATTTCTAATTATTCATATCCCCTTTTCGTTTATTCCATCCCATCCGCTGGCGAAATTGGATGGACGAAGAGTCTCAAGGAAGGCTTATACCACGGCCATAATTCGGGTTATGGAGCTCTGAATCTGGCGATGGTATTGGGAGCGGACCCGATCTATTTACTTGGCTATGACTGTTCGAAGGGTCCGGCCGGGGAGAAGAATTATCACGACGGCTATCCTTCCGGGGCGAACCCGGATGCAATGAATGTATTCAAGCGGGATTTTGAAGCCGGGGCGGCATTGTTCAATGGCAAACTCCGGATCATCAACCTCAACCCAAACTCCGCGCTCAGGTGCTTCGGGTTCGGCGACGTTGACCAGGTGCTTCCGATGATTCTACCGACGGAACTGGACGTGCACTCATGATAACCACGAGGGATTCCCGCGTTGCGGCAATCATGGCTCTGCGAAAGCAACAGCAGGAGGTCCGGATACATCAAAGGACATACAGATCGGTCACGCCCATGATCGCGACTAGAGATGTACCTGTCACAAGCCATAGGACATATAGGATGCCTGCGCTCCCGAATTTGATGATCGCGGGGGGCTGGTCCCAGTATCCGACGGCCGCGACGGGTCCGAGGATCACGGATTCTACGATTACCTGCATCACCCCCACGGGGGATCGGCCATTGGCTTTCGCGCTTTGCCAACGGTGGATGATGAACCAGACGCGGCAGCCGGGCCAATGGATCGTCGTGGATGATGGAAAAGTTCCATGTGAATGGCTTGACCAAAGACCTATAAAATCGCCCCGTATGATTGAATATATCAGGCGTGAACCACGGCCCGACGATCCACAACATACGCTTATCCTCAACCTGAAGGCGGCCCTTCCGTTAATCAAGGGCAGCAAGATTCTCATTATGGAGGATGACGAATACTACGCTCCCGGATATGTCGAAGAGATAGCAAATCGGCTTGACCAGCACGAGATCGCCGGGATTATGCGAACCAAATACTATCACCTTCCGACGGGCGGGTATTGGCAGATTGGAAACCGGATTCATGCTTCACTTGCCGAGACCGCTTTTCGAAAGTCATTCTTGCCTGAGCTTGAAACGCTTTGGGGCGGCGATATGTCTTTAGATATGCGGATATGGCAAAGGGCCGGAGGCCGAGGATATCTTTTTGACGATGCCGCCGCGTCATTGTACTTGGGCATCAAAGGGCTACCCGGGCGCGCGGGTATAGGAGCGGGACATAACCCGGGCTTATATCGCAATGTTAAAGATGCCGCCGACAGGACAATGCTTAAAAAATGGGTGCCGAAAGATTATCAGGTTTACCTGGATATTCTGAGCGGGAGATTGACCAGCGAAAACTATAAATCATATTTTCCGGCTGATCTTCCCGTAACCGGAATCACGGTATCTTGGAACACGAAAGATTTGATAGAGCGTGCCTATAATTCGGTCCGTAAGTTCTATCCTGACATGCCGATCATCATTATCGACGGATCGGATAAGGGTGATGCGTGTGCGGATTATGTGCGCGGGCTGGCATCTGATATAACGACCATCGTTCAACCTGGTTACAACGTCGGGCATGGCCGGGGCATGTGTGTTGGCATTGATCAAGCCAGAACGCCTTACGCTCTCATTTTCGATTCTGACATCGAACTGCTGGAACCGTGCATCTCGGCCATGTTAGCCATGATGGAAGAGGATACGTTCGGCGTCGGGCATATTGAAAAAACGGGTTATGATGGTTTTGTTTATGGCGTGCATGCCCAACACGCGCGGGAACCCGGGGTGATGAATCTACACCCCTATTTTCAGTTGATCGATATAAGAAATTACAGGAAATTCCATCCGTATGTTCATCACGGGATGCCTACCTATTTGACAATGCTCGATATCCATAAGCAGGGATTGTCTGAAAAAATCATCAAACAATTTCCGGGCCTTTTGAACAATGTCCCCAATCCCAGATTCGTGAGACACAGCTCCAGTGGGACGGGAGGCATGAGGATAACGAAAGGACTCAAGCATATCGAGGGGGCGTGGGTCTTAAACAGGGGGCTGGTATAAAATGGAAGATGGAAGAAGGATGTCTCATATTGGCATACTCGAAGCCATGCCTAGGTTTTTTCAAAGGATGCAGGATGATGGATTTTATGTGAAAGGCAACAAAAGCATGAAGACGATTTGTTTTCTTACGCGTTGCCATCCAGCCAGGCCGAACATGCAGAAGATTTGCCTCGATTCGGTTAAGGCTCAGACGTGCGATGACTACCAGCATTTCTTGATTCAGGGTGCGATGAGGGAGGAGAACGACGGAACTCTGGCGATGGAGTGCGGATTGAAAAAATCCTGGCCGATAGATGCACGGTACGTCATGGTTTTGGACGATGACAATGTGCTGGTATGTCAGGATTTCGTCAAGGAATTCAAGGAACTGACACAAAAGGAAAATCCCGATATCGTCATTTTTAGGGGTGAGATCGGGGGATATGGACCCTGCCCCCCAGGCGTTTTGTGGGGCAGGCCCCCGGTTCACTGCGGCATCGATTGGTTTTGCTATGCGGTGAAACGGGAAATGTGGGATAAGCATAGTCAAGTGATTGGATCTGATCCGACAATACACAATGATTTCCTTTTCATTCATACGTGCTTCAATGACACGAAATCCGTCGTTTGGTTTGATCGAATAATTGCAAAAACTCAGAGAATGCCGATGAAGGGTAGGGGCGAAAACGAGATTTAAAATGATCGATAGATATCCCTACGTCCAAGACAATGGAAGCCTGGAAATCTATCGGGGCCAACGGAAAATCATTATCTCATCTAGGCATGTTGCCTACATTTCGGATATCGGCGCAGATTTCGAAAGGTACTTTGGGGCCGTGGTTCCCGAAAAAATAAACGGATTTGAAGTCGTGGATTACTCTGTGCCCAAAAAGCATACGATAAGGCCCTATGGCGTGACCCTGGATTTCACTTCCCTCGCCGAAAACCTCCCCATGATGGAACAGGAATACTTCTATCGGTACCGGCCCAAGTCCGGCGATGCCGTATTCGACTGCGGCGCATATTGCGGGGAAATGGCCTTTGTTTTTTCCTATTTGGTAGGCCCCTCCGGCAAAGTCTATGCCTTTGAGCCTGACCCGGAAAACTATGTTGCGTTGATAAAGAACATCGAAGCATGCGGCCTCAAGAACGTAATCCCTATTAAAAAAGGCGTTTGGTCAAAGGCGGCAACCCTCTTTTTCAACGCGGATGGCAACCTGGGCGCTTCAATATCGCGTTTGTCAAGCGGCCCGTGTCAAATCGAGACGATTTCTCTGGCGGATGCCTATAAAGAATTCGGCCTCACTAAATTAGATTTTATTAAGATGGACATAGAGGGCGCAGAGGTCGAGGCGATTGATGGTTCGAGAGAATTTTTACGAACGCACGGTACGAATATGGCCATCGCCAACCATGTGATTGAGGGCCGACAAACATATGGGGCTGTCGAAAAGACGTTAGCAGAGATCGGCTACGAAATCGAAACCGGAAACCCTTCCGGAAACCCTACATGGGCCGGTCTTATCACGTGGGCGCATAAAGAGGGGGGATTGGAGGTATAGCATGAGCGGCGAAATCGGATACATCAGCGTAGGCGATGCAGACCTTTACTTCACGACGCGGCTTTCTGCCGATGCCTGGACCTCCATTCTTCCGACGTCCGGAGATCCGAAGAAGACCGCTGCGCTTCAAACGGCTTATAATCGCCTTTACTTTTCTGGCCTTTTCGATCTCCCGCTATTCTTGGATGCGACGGCGGATCAGTTGGTCGTCCTCAAGAAAGCGCAGTGCGAAATGGCGCTGTACATGCTCATCCACCTTGCCGGCGAGGACCGGCGCAAGGGATTGCAGGCTCAAGGCGTCACCGTCGCGGGGATCGTCAAGGAACAGTACGCAGAAACGGACCTGAACTATCTTCCGATTCCGCCTTTTGTGGCCGGACTTCTGGAAGAGTTCTCAACGGCCATAATAAGCCCGTTCTATATTTCTAAGATTGATCGGGATGAAGACGAAGATAGTATGAAACTTTAGGAGGATAACATGGCAAAACTTATTCCAGATGCGGTCATTGACCTGATGCTGGATCAGATTGGAGCGGCCACGCGGTTGTTCATCTGTTCAGCTGAGCCGTCGAGTTACGCGAACGCGCGGGACACGGTCGACTTGGCGACGCACATTCTGACAGGCGGAGACTTCTCGAAGGACTACGGTGACACGTCTGGCCGGAAGTTAATACTCGCCGCCCAGAATGGATTCACGGTCGATCACAACGGGACGGCAACGCATTACGCGCTCGGCATCGAAGCCACAACGACCTTGCTCCTGGTCGGGACGCTGACAAGTCAGGTGTTAACGGCGAGCAACTTGGTCAACTTCCCGGCGACTGACGTAGACGAAATCCGCGATGTAGCATAAGGAGTTTACTTGGCTATTACACTTCGGTCCGTTGGGGCCAGCCCTGGGGCGAATTCTGCGAACTGCATTATTACAAAACCCGCAGGTTTGGCCCTCGGCGACTTCATGCTGGCGCATGTCGTCAATAAGGCCACATCCGGCACTATCACGCCGCCAGCCGACTGGACGATAATCGGCGCACAGTCCAACACAGCCAGCTCCCGCTCGGCGCTGTTCTATAAATTCGCCGTCCAGACCGACGTTGATGCCACGACCTTCACTTTTACTCTCGGTACGACTGGGCGGAACCGTGGAGAGATGATGGCGCTGCTCAGCGTCGATACGACAAGCCCGATAGACGTTGCGAACCAACAGATTAACTCGGCCGGGACCTCCATCGCCGTCCCGACACCGACTGTCACGGATGGTAGATTATTCCTGGCCTTCGGTAGTAATGCCTTGGGCGGCGTGGCGTCCGCCTGTTCCGGCTCTGACCCGGTCTGCACTATCACCATTGGATATGCCGTTGCCTACAGCACGTATTGTGCGCTGGCCTGTTTCAGCGGGGTGAAGTCTGGCACGGATGCGGTTGACGCCCATTCCCTGAGCACCTTCACGTCCGCTGTCAGTAGTGGGCACGCGGTAGCATTGAAGCCCGCAGCCGAGACGATCAACCTCGTCCCAGACGAAGGCAACCAGCTACAGGTGGCTGATACGCCCGGCTTGACCCAGGAACACAACCTTGCTATTGCTGAGGGATATCAAGTTCAAGTTTCGGATGCCCCGGTACTGACCGGGACGCATGTCTTGGCGATTGCGGAAGGAACGCAAGTTCAGGCTTCAGATGCTCCAATAATTGAACAAGTGATTCCTCTCGTTCCAACAGAAGGGACACAGGTCCAAATATCTGATGCCCCAGCACTTACCCAAGAACATAATCTCGTCGTCGCGGAGGGGGCGCAGACCCAACTTTCGGACGCGCCTGCTGTAAGCCAGGAACATCATGTCGTCTCTATCGAGGGTGTCCAGACACAGGCCTCGGATTCTCCGGCGCTCGGCCAGACGCATGTACTAGCAACGGTGGGGGGAGTTCAGGACCAGATTTCAGAAGGCCCGGTGCTCGGCCAAGAACATCAATTGATTACGGCCGAAGGAGAACAAGCTCAAGCATCAGGTGTCCCAGGATTGACGCAAACGCATTGTCTCGGAGCGGCCGAGGGGATACAGACAGAGGCTTCTGATTCGCTCGCCTTATCACAGGAACATCAATTGGTTGCGGCCGAAGGCGTTCAATTACAAACATCGGACGTTCCAACGCTTCAAGTAGAGGGCGGAGCGATTGATCTCATCCCGACCGAAGGCGCACAACTACAGACGTCAGATAGCTCAGCCTTGAGTCAAGACCATAATCTGGAGGCTCAAGAAGGAATACAAACACAACTCTCCGATCAGGCAACACTCACTATTGAGGGCGGCGCGATAGACCTAATCCCGGCAGAGGGCGTTCAGACGCAGGCCTCTGACGAAGCGACCATTGACCGGATTATCGCGCTCATGGCCGACGAAGGCCATCAGGAACAACTCTCCGAGGCAGCGCTTCTTGACTTGCGAATTTTACTTGCGATTCACGAGGGTTACCAAGGGCAGGTTTCGGATACGGCTGCGTTGTCCCAAATTTCCGTTAGAATTAGTCAAAATAAAAGAGAGCTTATCAAAAGAACGGCCATCGGCGGGGGGCGATCAATCGGCGGGGGGCGATCAATCCGGAAGAAAACCACCAGGAGAAATTATTTGTGAAAAAGCTGGCCTTGATTCCGATGAAGGCGCGGATCGTGGAGATTCAATCCGTCTATGCTTCGGCGGCACGGCGGATCATCGCGGCCCTGTCTTCATTGGAACCTGATAGCTACACGGCTGCGAAGTCGGGGGCCGTGCTGTCGGAGGTCAAGGCCATCATTCGGTCACTTGACGCGGCTGTCCAGAAATGGGCGCCACGGGCTATCCGAGCAGCTTACAAGGAAAGCGCAGGCGTGGCCAGGACGAGGCTTGAGATGATCGGCGCGAAGGCATTGCCGGCGAATAGGTATAACCCGGCGCGGCATGACAAGAAGGTCGCCGCACTGACGAAGACCATGATGACGGATTACTGGAAGGCCAACCGGACCATCGAGAGGACGGCGCGGAAGTACCTGGCCGTCGTGGGCCAGGCGGCGGCGGGTGTGGCGAAACTCGCTCAGGTGCAGATGTTCGAGGCCAAGGACGCCCTGCCCTTCATTGGTCGCCTCTTGAAGAAGGCCCGGCCAACGGACGTAAACTTAGCAAGGATGGCGAGCGGTACAGTCAGCCGACAAATCCGCGACTACCTTTTGAAAAGACTCAGTGGCGAAGATTTTATTATTATCAAAGGCAGGCACTATGCTGTGAAGTCTTATGCGGAGCTCGTAGCCCGCACGCGCATGCGGGAAAGCCAAACGGCGGCCGTCATCGAGAGCATGAAGCAGTTTGACGAGGACCTCGTAGAAATCCCGGTTCATGATAATCCTTGCGAGATGTGTGCTCCTTACCAGGGGCAAATCTATTCGGTTTCTGGGACAAGCGAGAGCTATCCTGAACTCCCGGATGGCGGCCCCCCCTGGCATTGTAATTGTGAAGATATTTGCAATCCCGTTTCGGAGAATGCGTTGGCTTGGAGGAACAGATGATCGGGGCATATTTAGTGGATGACATTTCTATCAAATACCTCACGGCCCTCGACCAATGGAACGTGCCCACCTATTCGACCGTCGCCGTCAAGGCTCGCGTGGAATATCAAAACAAACTCATCCGCAACGCCCAGGGTGAGCAGGTCGTCTCCGGGGCGCTGGTTTACCTGGCCGGGGATATCGTCGCGCCGACGACTGCCGACAGGATCATCATCGAGGGTATAGAACACGTGATCATGCGGGTGGACAAAAAAACTGACTTTTCAGTTTCACATTTTGAGGTTTTCATCCAATGACGACAGGACCAATGAAGGACGGCGGGTTCGAACTGGACTTTAGTTCTTTCAATCGGGCGTTTTTCGAGTACGCACTGAAGATCGCCCCCGCCGCCGCAGAGAAGGGAATGTGGGAAGCATTGCGAGCGCTGAAGGCCGATTGCGATAACGTGATCCCGAAAACTCCCCTCCTTGAGGGAAATCTCCGGGGAGATCACACGCTGATTTTGGAGGGCATAACGCAGAGCAAGGTTGAGGAGAAGTCGGGCGGGATGGGCAAAGACCATAAAAGAGGAGGAGCTTCGGCAATCCAACATATCGCCGAAATCATTGCTAAACTAATTTTCCGTATGCCCTACGCGGCGAAACACCATGAGGCTGTGAATAGAAAGATCAACTGGTCGGAAGAAGGTGTCGGGCCAAAATATGTTGAGACAAAACTGATGGCGTTCGGAAAGAGATATTTCGGGATGGTCGCTTCGGCGGTTAAAGCGGTGACGGGGGGATGATGTGCTGAAGGAATTTTCTGTTTGGTTAGCCTCCCAAGTCCCCGGCCTTGTCCTCGGCGGCAACGTCCAAGTCGGCTTCCGCGCCCAGGATGCTCCGGTGCGATGCCATACGCTCTTGGATTCCGGCGGCCCCGCCGACTTCGACCTCCCTTACCGGACCGACATGATGCTCCAAGTGGCTACTCGAGGAGAGGACATAGTCCAGGCCCGAGATGATGCCTGGGCGGTATATAACGCCATTCACGGGACATCCGGCTGGACGATAGGCCCGCTTGTCTCCGGGGGCCAGCAGTACAAAATCTGGTCCATCGGCGCACTGGCGAAACCCTACCATCTGGGGCAAGACGAAAAGGGCAACCATGAATATACGTGTAATTTTTTGATCACGGCGAGTCCGGCATGAGAACGAACGGGCGCAAGCCCTTCGGAATAAATTTATAGGAGGTTAACATGGGTTACCCAAGTGTTTTTGGTCCCTCACCACTGGGGGAGGTTGGCCCGTGCCAGGTCAAGTATGACGGCAACGATCTTGGTTATTCCAAGGGCGGCATCAAATTCACAGACGAGGTATTGAAGGCGGAGATCACCTACGATCAGACCGGCGAAACCGTCATGAATACCGTCACGAAGGGCCGCAAGTCCTCCGTCGATGTCCCACTGACCAATCAGCAGCTGTCCTTGATTGAGACCCTGATCGCCGGGGCGGCCATTGACGCGGACGGCATGCTCGTGAAAAGCTCCGTCGGCTACGTGGGCCGGACCGGGGCCAAGGAGCTGATCCTAACGATCATGGACGGGGCTGCGCCCTCCACCGACCCCGATGCGACGGTGGTCATTTTCAGGGCCGATCCGACCTCGAAGATCGCCTGGGGCTTTGATGCCGATGGTCAGCGGATCACGCTGGTCACGTTTACCGCACTCCCGGGCGATGATTCGACCAACTTCGGCGAAATGTGGCGCGTCGGCCTTCCGACTCCGTAACGTGCCATGCCACGATTTAAGATCGAGACCAGTCTGTTCGAGCCGGTGACGATCGAGGTTGAGGGCGGGCGGACCTATGAATCCGTCCCGCTTTCGCCCGTCCTAATCCGCGAGATCTCAAAGGTTGACGAACAGAGGAAGGCCGGAACGCTGGAAAGCGTGGCTGCCGTTGTTCAACAGATCGCCCTTATATTCGGGATCGATCCCAAGGAGGTTGAGACCATCGATGTCCGACTTCTGAACCGAATTCTTGAGCACGTGACGGCGGTCATGTTGGGTGCCAAGGCTGGGAATGTCCCGGATGAAGTGACGGCCGAAAAAAACGCGCCGACGCCCGGGTCCGAGCCTACGCTGTAACTCAGCGGGTGTTCCCGGGCATCACGTTCCTAGAATTTGTAAATCTGGACGTGAGGGATAGCGAGGCGTTATTACGCGAAGCTCAAAGGCAGGACATCCATGAAAAGATGCACGATCTCCGGATGTCCCGGATGGCATGGGCGGAGGTGGACGCCGTGAGGTCTGAAATGGCCTTGTATCAAAGCCAGTTGGCAAGCCTCGACGCGGAAGAGGGGTATGTATCGGCAACCCCGAAGGTTACGAGCTGGCTGGACGTAACGGGTGGGAAACGTATAGGGAGAGCATAAACGAGGATGGGAAATATGATAAAATAATGATAGAGATTAATGATGTTAAAAGGCAGTAAACATTCCCCGGAATCGCTCGAAAAAATGAGATTAATCTCTCATCCAAAGGGAAAAGATCATCCGATGTGGGGTTATAAACATTCCCCGGAAACGCGGGCCAAAATGAGAATAAATAATCACCCGTCTTTCCTTGGCCGTCATCATACGCCGGAAACAATTGAAACGATGATGGTGATGAATGCTTGTCAACGTTCCGAGGTCATTGATCTATATCGGAGCGGATTGACGGGGAGCGAGATATCCCTGCGCCTCGGCATTGGGAAAGACCCGGTATATTATTGGTTGAAGAAAAGCAAAATTGAGATGAGGAATCCGGGCTTTCGGAGAGGTCGGCCTAGTTGGAATGGGGGCTTGAAATTCGATGAGGTTCAGAAAGCCAAACTAAATCTGTCCGGGTTAGAATTTGGAAGGGCATGGAATAGGGGTAAGGTCGGAGTTTATTCTCCTGAGTATCTTGAAAAGCTAAGGACTTCTCATACTGGGAAAAATGGTGAGAAATCCAGTAATTGGAAAGGCGGCCTATCTTTTGAACCTTATTCACATTTATTTAACCGACAACTAAAAGATACAATCCGGGCTAGAGATAACTTTATCTGTCAGAAATGTGGGGTGCTCGAATTGGAATACGGGCATAGATTGGGAATTCACCACATAGATTATGATAAGAAAAATTGTACAGAAAATAATCTCATCTCTTTATGCACGGGGTGTAACGGCAAAGTAAACGGCGACAGAGAATATTGGAAAGAATTTTTCAAT